CTGCTCTATCAATGTTGATTATTGACGAAGCTGCATTCATTGATAACATCGATGATATTTGGACATCTGCTCAATCCACTCTATCAACGGGCGGAAAAGCTATTGTTCTTTCGACACCAAACGGTGTAGGTAATTTTTTCCATAGAACGTGGGTTGAAGCTGACGCTAAAAAGAACAAATTTCATACGATTAAACTGCCGTGGTCTCTTCATCCAGAACGAGATCAAGTTTGGAGAGATGAACAAACAAAACTTCTTGGACCAAAGATGGCTGCTCAAGAATGTGATTGTGATTTTGCGACATCAGGTAATACTGTTATTGAAGTTCCTGTTCTCGATTTTTACAAACAGAGCAAGGTTCGTAATCCTGTAGAAACAAGAGGCATAGACAAGTCACTGTGGATTTGGGAGTATCCTGATTATACTCGGTCATACCTTGTTTGTGCAGACGTTGCTCGTGGTGATGGTGGCGACTTTAGCGCATTTCATGTGTTGGATATTGATACCATGACGCAGGTGGCGGAATATAAGGGTCTGATATCTACAAAAGACTATGGAAATCTGTTGGTAAACATTTCTACTGAGTATAACACTGCTTTGTTGGTGGTAGAAAATATGAATGTGGGATGGGGTGCAATTCAACAGGTCATAGATCGTAAATATCCCAATCTATTTTACAGCAGTTCTGACTTGAAATATGTAGATGTGGAAAATCAGATGACAAACAGAATCAACTCACAAGAGAAGAAGATGACACCGGGATTTACTACCACATCTCTTACTCGTCAACTGATCATTTCTCGATTGGAAAGTTATATGAGAGAGAAAGAAGTGAATATTCAGTCGGTTAGAACCATTGATGAGTTTTACACGTTTATTTGGAATAATGGTAGACCTGAAGCAATGAAGAATTATAACGATGACTTGGTAATGTCATTGGGAATTGGATTTTGGGTTAGAGATACGGCATTGAAGTTGCGTTCACAAGCAACTGAGCTTACAAAAAGTATGTTGTCACACATAAATGTATCAAAGTCGGATGGTGGTCCTGTTTATACCACAAAGACTGATATGGGTAAACATTCATGGGAGATGCCTACCGGCGTGGCAGGAACAATGAACCAAAAAGAGTCTCTAACTTGGTTATTATAAGCAAGACACACTATTTATTTAACGAAATATGGCAGAACTACCTACAGATTTAAAAAGCAGATCATTATTTGCAAGACTAAAGCGTTTATTTTCCACAGACGTTATTGTTCGTAACATTGGTGGTAAAAAACTAAAGGTTGTAGATACCGATGAAGTTGCATATGCAACTGATAGAAACACTCTTCGTGACCGTTTCAATCGTATTCGTACATCTGCATACAACCAATACAGTAGAGATTTTACTCTCAGTTATCAAGCAGCACGTATCGAATTGTTTCGCGATTATGATACTATGGACATGGATCCAATCCTTAGTTCTGCTTTAGACATTTATTCGGATGAATGTTTGACACGTAATGAATTGGGTGACATGTTGATTATTAAGACTCCAAATGATAATATCAAGCAGATTCTTCGTAATTTGTATTACGACATCATGAATATTGAGTTTAACCTTTGGAGTTACACTCGTAACATGTGCAAATACGGTGACTTTTATCTTCGATTGTACATTTCGCCCGAATACGGTGTTTACATGGTAGAACCAATTAGTGCATACAACGTTACCCGTGTTGAAAATAGTGATCTATACAATAAGAACTATGTTAAGTTCCAAGTAAATTTGCCAGACGGTGGTAAAGTGGAAGATTTGGAAAACTATCAAATAGCACATTTTCGTTTATTGAACGATAGTAACTTCTTGCCATATGGTAAGAGCATGTTTGAAGGAGCAAGACGAGTTTGGAAACAACTTTCATTGATGGAAGACGCAATGTTGATCCATCGTATTATGAGAGCACCTGAAAAGCGTATCTTTAAAATTGATGTTGGTAATATTCCTCCCAATGAAATCGATAGCTACATGGAAAAAGCCATCAGTAAAATGAAGAAGGTTCCATACATCGATGAGAGAACCGGTGATTACAATCTTAAATTCAACCTTCAGAACATGGTTGAAGATTTTTACTTGCCTGTTCGTGGCGGTGATAGTGGTACATCAATCGATACATTGAGTGGAATGGAATTTACAGGAACCGATGACATTGAGTATCTAAGAAACAAGATGATGAGTGCATTGAAGATTCCCAAAGCATTCTTGGGATACGATGAATCACTGTCTGGTAAAGCTACATTGGCTCAAGAAGACGTTCGTTTTTCCCGTACTATCCAACGTATTCAACAAATCCTCATAAGTGAATTGACTAAGATTGGTATTGTTCACTTGTATTCGCAGGGATATAGAGATGAGAGTCTGGTGGAGTTTAGTCTTGAACTTACAAATCCATCTACTGTATATGAAAAGGAAAAGGTAGCTATTTGGTCAGATAAGGTTGGTGTTGCAAAAGACATGATCGAAAACAAACTTTTCAGTAAAAAATGGGTATACAAAGAAGTATTTAACATGTCGGAAGATGATGCTGATGCACTAAAGAACGATATTATAGATGATGCAAAACAGACATATCGATTTAAGCAAATTGAAGAAGAAGGAAACGATCCAGCAAAATCATTCCAAAAGGTAAATAACGATGGATCTACTGCTAAATCAGGGGAAAGTGGTGGAGGTGAACCAGAACCAGAACCAAGTGGGGGAAAAGAACCTTCAGATACAGGAGCTCCGCCGTTGAAGGAAAAGAAAGATGAATATGAAAGACCGTCCCAAGTTGGATTGAAAAAAGCATCTAACTATCCATTTGGAGAAGATCCTTTGGGTAATTTGGAAAACAATAGTAAATCTCGATCAAATCCTATATCACACGCATATGCTGGAGGATCACCTTTTAGTCTTGAATCTGTTCTTCCTGACAAAGATCTAATGAAATTAGATTCATATCTCAAAACTATTAAGCAGGAAAAGAAAGAACTAATCGCTGAAAATAACCAGAAATCCATTATGGATGAAACCAACATATTGGAATAACAAATATGGGAGTTTCGATAAACATTGATATATTTATAACTTATAACTAACAGTATGCACAAATCTAAGCATTCAAAGTTCAAAAATACGGGAATTTTGTTTGAGCTGCTTACCAGACAGATCACGGCCGACATTCTTGCAGGCAGCGATCAGTCAGCAGCAAAACAAATTCTTTTCAAGTATTTTACAGAAAATACTGAACTGGGCAAAGAGTATCAACTTTACAATTTTCTGTTGAACGAAAAAGCAAGGGACGTGACACACGCCGATAGGATCGTAAATGTGGTGTTGGAATCTCGCGCGAAATTGGATGATAGAAAGTTGGTTCAACAAAAATATGATCTAATTAAAGAGATCAAGGGCGTGTATCCAATTGAAAGTTTCTTGAAAGGTAATATCAAAAACTATAGAGTATTAGCATCTGTATATAAGATACTTGAAAATCGTTCATCGAGTAAAACAGATGTCAATGATATTGTTAAAGCAAGAGAATCCGTTACCGATTCTTTGGTAAACAAACTTTCTCGTAAAAATGACGCAGAAGAAAAGTTAGTTGAATACTATAAACAACAGAGTGAAGACATCAGATTAATCGCATATAAGATTTTGTTGGATGGTATCAATAAAAAGTATAAGGATTTTGACGAAAATCAAAAGAAGCTCTTGAGAGAGTATATTCTCAACGTTTCAAATACCAATGCTCTTTCAAAATTTGTTTGTGAAGAGGTTGAGAAGATTAAGTCACAATTATCTGTATTTGCACTAAATATAAATGACAATGATGTTGTCAAGATTAAACTCAATGAAATTTCTAAGGTTTTGAGTCGTATCAAACCTTCCACCGTTGTTAAAGACAATCATGTTATGACACTGATGTTGTCTTACGAACTTATCAAAGAACTAAGCAATTTGAAGTAATATGAGTGAACAAAAACATAAAACCGCAAAGTTGATCACCGGCGAAGATGAGTTGAAAGAACTTATCAAGTCGATCATTCGTAAAGAATTGGAAGAAATGACCGGCACGGGCGCAATTGGTGCTGTAACTGGACCAGCAGCATTTTCAGAGAAAGGTCAGTCTCATGGAAAGAAAGCAACCGACGCAATGACGAGTATGGGTTTTACTGTTGCTAAAGAAATCGACGAAAAGAAAGTCGGAAAGAAAGTCGGAAAGAAGGTCGGAAAGAAGTCAAAGTTGGATCCAGTGGGTAAAGAAGATGACGATGTTGACAATGATGGAATACCAGCAACAGATTCAGATGAGTATTTGTTGAGACGACGTTTGGATGTGTCAAAAAAGACTGGAAAGAAGGATACGGTAAAGAAAATCAAAAAACATCTTGATGACCTTGAAAAGTTGGACGAAGCAGTTTCTCGTTATAATCGTTTCAAGACGCATCCGATGAAGGACAGATCCAAGATTTCTATGGTGGTGCAAGAAATCACCAAAATGTTGAGAGAAGTAGATTTTTTGATGACTGTCAACGAGAAACTTAAGACCGAACTAAATATTCCCAAGGACGATTTGTGGAAGCGCACTGAGTCACGTATTGCTGAAATTCGTAGTCGTCTGAAGTCGCTTGAATCAAGACTCAAAACATTTCACCGATAATATGATTTCTCTAGTCAAATTGATCATGGAACAAGAACCGGGCGTTGCTCCAACACCATCTACTGCTGGTGGACAACCTATGCCCTCTGGTGCTATTGACTATAATGTTAGTGCTGATTTTTCGGATTTTGAAAGCAAAATTGCTAACGCTACCGAACAATCAAAAGCTGCATTTCTTCGTAATTTGAACGCTCGAGTTCTGGGAAAGAAAGTATCCATTCAGGCATCAAAAGGATACGGTCAACCAATTCGAGACTATGTTATTTCTGTTACAGGCACAAGTTTGGATTATTTCTATGACCGTTATGTTGTCATTTTCCGTGACGAACAAGACAAAGAGTATTTTCTAAAAACTGGTTTCAAGATTACAATTCTTGGTCAAGGAGAACCGTTGAAACCAAAGAGGGAAAAGAAACCTAAGGTATCAACTGAACCCTCTGTTAAGCCGCCAGGCACTCCTCCAGGAGTTTCTGCTGCTTCAAAACAACCTCCCGTAGTGCCTACACAACAAAACCCTAAATAATATGGACAAGACAATTTCTAAAACAGACAATGATTTGTTGGTAAATTGCATCTGGTTTGAACCAGTTAAATGCAGTTTGAATGAATCATTTGATGATCCCGATTCTACGGTGATCGTTCAAGGTGTTTTGCAAAGAGCTAACGCAAAAAATCAAAATGGCCGTGTTTACCCAAAAGATATTTTGGAACGTGAAGTTCAAAAATACGATCAAAACTTTGTGAAAGAACGTCGTGCGTTGGGTGAGTTGGATCATCCAGATAGCAGTGTAGTAAATCTACAAAACGTAAGTCACAACGTAGTAGAAATGATGTGGAGTGGTGACGATTTGGTTGGTAAGGTAGAACTTCTTCCAACTCCAAATGGCAACATTCTAAAACAACTTTTTAAGGCGGGAATTAAACTCGGTATTAGTAGCCGTGGACTTGGAAGTGTTCGCAAGAACGTAAGAGAAAACGCAGATGAAGTTCAAGACGATTTTGAACTAATTGCGTTTGATTTTGTAAGCAATCCTTCTACTAGAGGTGCTTTTTTGTTTCCATCGGAACAACTAAAAGAATCTGTAGAACGTCAGATTGCAAACAGATATGAAAAGGTAGAGAGTTTGATTCGAGATATTATATCTGAAATTAAGTAATATTACAACACAACATTTTTATGTTGTGTTTTTTTGCACTTGTATGTAATTATCATCAAATACAAACGCAATACAATGAAAATCTGGATACAAAATAATCTATTATCAAACGGAAAGTTGATTTCTAAAAAGTGCGTGATTAATTGGTTTGAGAAGACACATCAACTGAACTTATATAACGATATTATTGCAAGTACGTGTTATATTAATAATCCTACATTTCCTCAAAGAATCTGGCATATTGTAAATGATGTAAAAATTCAACCTCTTTGTAAAAATCCTAATTGTAAAAATATTACTACATTTATTACTTTTACAAAAGGATATTTACGAACATGTTCACCGAGTTGTGCACAGTTGGATGAACAAACTATTAATAAAATTAAATCTACAAACATAAAAAGATACGGTTGTGAATATGGGTTGAGTAATAAAGATATCATTGACAAAAAAAAGAAAACATGTGTTAAAAATTATGGCGTTGATAATCCCACCAAATCAGACGAGGTTTTAAATCGTATAAAAAGTACCAATTTAACTAAATTTGGAGTTGAATGGATTTTATCGGACCAAGTTAAAAAAGAGAACGCTGTATTCAATAAATACGGGGTAAAAAACATACAGCAATCCGAAACGGTAAAAAACAAAACTACGAAGTGTAGGCGTTCGAAATTTTATGACTCATTATTGACAACAGATAGATTACGTTCAAAGGTAGATCTACTATTTACAAAAGAAGAGTATATTGAATTCGGGTATTATACATCATTTAAATTTAGGTGTAAGATGTGTTCTACTGAATTTTTAGATTGCCTTGAAGATGGAGACGTTCCGGTGTGTCCAACGTGTAACAAAATATCATCCACGTTTCAGACAGAGGTTTATGACTTTGTTGTTGGTCTCAATATTACCCCCGTTGAAAAAAATTTAAGAACTATTATCAATCCACTTGAAATTGACATTTATTTGCCACAAAATAAATTAGCCATTGAGTGTAATGGATTGTATTGGCACGGGGAAATAAATGGTAATAAATCAAAAAATTACCATTTGAATAAAACACGACTTTGTGAAACAAAAGGAATTAGACTCATTCATATTTTTGAAGATGAATGGAGGTTTAAGAAAGACATTGTAAAAAGCAGGATACGTTCAATACTTTCAGTTACAACTAATAGTATATTTGCAAGAAAATGTGAAATTCGTGAGGTTGATGTTAAAACCTCAACAAACTTTTTGACGTGTAACCATCTTCAAGGAAAAGATAATAGTTCTGTCAAACTGGGGCTTTATTGTAATAATGAACTGATGTCGTTAATGACATTTGGAAAACTTCGAACTGCTTTGGGAAATACCTCTGTGCCCAATACATACGAAATGTATAGATTCTGTTCCAAACTTAATACTTCGGTGGTCGGCGGTGCTAGTAAGTTGTTGACGTACTTTATCAGAAATTACAATCCATCAAAAATTATAAGTTATGCTGATAGACGGTGGTCAAATGGAAATTTATATACATCTCTTGACTTTATAAAAAAGTCTAATGGATCTCCTAATTATTGGTATTTTGGAAAGGGAAATTCATATAAACGATATCATCGGTATGGATATGCAAAACATACATTGTCTGATAAGATTGAATTATTTGATCCTAATTTGACTGAGTGGGAAAATATGAAGATAAATAAATGGGATAGAATTTGGGATTGCGGGTCTTTAAAATTTGAATTATTTATAAAGTAATACCTATTTATTTGATATGACAGATTCTAGGCTTCTCATTGAGACTTTTTACTTTAAACAACTTCTGTCTGAAGAAGTTGAATTTTACAATCAATACGAATCATCTCTTGGTGATCGAACCAAAGAGTTTTTTGAGTATTACCGTGATGGTCTCAATGCTCAAAAACAATTGGTATTGGAATTTCAATCTGAAGAAATTACCAATAAGATTCTAACCGAAAAGTTTGGTGATAACTTTGCATCAAAAGTGGCTGCTTTTGGTAAAGGCGCAGCTAACGTCGGAAAGGTACTCAAAGGTAAACTTACTGGTAAAGACCCCGGCGTTTCTATAAAAGGTGCATATCAATCGACTTATGTTGGTTCAAGAAACAAAAATTTCACAAGAAGTCTTGGAGATTATCTTGGTCAATTAAAAACATTTGATTCTACGTTGCCAGATAAAATCGGCGTGGTTGACGTAAAGAAGAGTGGAATGATGTCGAGTGCTTTGGAAAAAGGAAAGGATATTGCTGGCGGTATTGGACTTACGGCATTAAGTGGTATTACTATTCCGTTTTACGGTGTCACAGGTGCTGCGATTGCAACAGTTGGTGGTGTTAAAAAATTGAATTCTACATTGAATTCGATATTTGATACTCAGTGGAAAAAAATTCAGAATACACAACCCGTTCAAGATTTTGATAGAGTTTTTGAAGAGAAGAAGAAAGCTCTACGTGATAAACTATCCAAGTTGGATACAGATGGAAAAGAAACCTCATACATTCTAAAAACAGTTGACGGTCTTGGTGCGTATGCAAAACAAAATCCTGGCAAGTCGGGTGTTATTATTGCGTTGATGACATTTGCAATTGGTTTGGGCGTTGGTCCTCTTGGTATTGGTGCATTGACCGCTGCAAGTATTCCAATGTTGACAGGTGCTGTTGCATTTATTTTACGTACCGGACTTGGTTTGTTGAAAGGTGAAAGTGCATCAACCGCAATCGGTGGGGCATTGAAAGCTCTTGCTGTGGGTTATATTACAGGTAAGGCAATCAGTGTAATTGGTGATGTTGTGACTCAAATGGTTCAAATGGCACAGCCACCACTTATTAGTAATGAAATCTTAGGTAAAGTAAATTCCCTTCAAGGTGAAACCGTTCACATAGAACGAATAAGTTTCATGAGACGTACTGAATTTGGTCCAGGCGGATTTGATTATGAGGCGTTTATTAATGTAAACAAAGGATCATATCTAGCATTTACAGAATCTCAACACAATACGTTTAAACAATTGGTGGATAATTATAACTCTGTATCTGGTGTAGAAAGTGCAAAAAAATTATTCAGCTTTATGACACAAGTTTCTGATAGTCAGACCACCGCTGATTATATCAAAGGTCAAGAATTGTTTACGGCTGCTATGAAAGCCGGAAAGAGTGCACAAGAAGCTCTTGCTGCTTATAACGCAGGTGTTGCTCAGGTAGTACAAGGTATAACTCAAGCAGCTGGCGCAGGTGCCGGGGCCGCAGTAGGTTCTGCATCATCAGTTGGTACTTCCGGAAAACCTCCTGTTATTAAAGAGTCATTGAAACTTTCTAACATTCTCAATGGTGTATTGAAAGAAGCCGAACAGGCTGCTCCCGGCGCTGTCCCTCCCGTTATTCCGGGAAATCCACCAGTAAATTCTGATAAGTTGACTGGTCAACAACAAGATGCGGTCAAGAATCTTAAGTTGAACATCAATAAAGAAATTACTAACTTCATCAAAGATCTCGCCAAAACTTTCAAAGTTAAAGGTGATAGTACCACAGATATTATTGATCAATTGAGAAAGATTCCAGAAGCAAAACCTTCTATTGACATTCTTGATAGTTTGATTGCTGATTTTCCTAAGTACAAATTGGAGTTTCCAAAAACTGTGACAGTTAGTGACAAGGAAGTTCAACAGCCACCTACACCTATTGATACCACAGGTGTTGGTGCGACTGCTGGTGGTGGTGCTGGTGGTGCTGGTGCGACTGCTGGTGGTGCTGGTGCGACTGCTGGTGGTGCTGGTGCGACTGCT